TGTAAGAACGTGTCGTTTGGGGTCGAGCCCCCCCAAACGACACGTTCTTACATCACGGATCGACGGGCTCAAAGCCCGGGCTTAGTCACAAGGTCCCGAAGACGGCTAAGTTCGACCATAAGGTCGGACCACGCCACTTCGGCCTTGATCTTGTCAGACCAAGTCTGATCGCCGGGGTCCCCCCCCGGAATCGCTCGCATATCATTATTAACGGCAACGTTGAACCTCTTCATAGCATTGGCAACGATAGGCAACTGGGTTTGTATGGCGAAGCGCTCAGCGCCCGAAAAGCGGTCCCGCAAGACCTCCTTCCGAGCACCGGACGCCGGAAGACCGACAGCTTCAGCCGATTTACTGGTAGACGAAAATTGAGTCATAAAAGTAGAGAAAAGGTACAAGTACAAAAGTAACAAACGCAACGACCTAAGAGCTGTATCTTCGAACCACCAGGTACAAGAAAACGTCTCCTCGCGAGGCGGCCGCCGCCACGGCGTGACTGCAGGTATGACGAATGCTAATATTAACCCGAGGACGACCGCCATAAGCAGGAATGGGCTTAATCTGAGCAGAAACCCCATACTCACCGCACACAAGAGCCCGACCCACCGGGGCCGCAATCCCCCCAGAAGCACCTGACGAGGTGGTTTGACTGAGAAAGCTCGGCGTGGCGCAATACTCATCAGCGCTGACCAGGGCATTATCATCACAGCAATTGACAGCGCTATAAATGCGGAAATGGCTATCCAAGCCGACCGGCCCCGGCTGGAAGTCGAAAGAGCAACCCACCACCTCGGCCCGCGCGGAAGCAGCCACATAGGCGCTAATGCAGCGCAGCGAGTGGATCGGCTGTCCGATATCGAAGGTGGCGGCATGTCCCTGTGCGGTGCCGGTAGCGGAGCTAAGCGACGAGAGGCGCACAGGGAATCGCCTAAGATCCTGGTCCCATGGCGATCCAAGGACTCTAAGGCTAGCGAGGCCACTATTGAGCATTTCAGTCTGCTGCTGGGAGACCAGATCACGATCTGCGGAGGCGGACACTTCCATATTTGATCAAACAATAAGCCTTGGCCGATGTAAGAGTCCACATACTCCGAAAACCCCCGATTCTCTCGAGCGAGACTAGCTTCAGCCACCCGCAGCAGGCGCGCGCGACCAGCGAAAGACTTGGAGCGCCAATACTCGAGGCGCTCCCGTAACTTGTGGGCGAAGGAGAGATCTTCGTCGGCGCGATTGAACAGCGCAAGCGCCAGAACCGGCAGCTCTTTATGGACGTACCCGCAAAGGAGATTAACGCACAACAAGGTCGTCGCATCTAATGCCGCTCCACGCCGTATGGCATCGTAGGTGTACCGGAACTCAAGGGCGAACGACCCAAGGAAATCTCGCGACTGCTGGCCATGTGCGACCTTGGCCCAACACTTGAACAATAGCACCAACGGATCACGCACAATCCCGATGTCCGGCACGAGCAGCCACCCACAAAAGTCAGCGACCTCGGGATATTGCAGCTTTGACATAGTGCGGATATGCTTGCTCCAACGCGAAAACCACGTATGGCAAGTTGGGACTATGTGATCGCACGCCTCGTCATCCCCCCCGAACAACCAGTAACCGCGCCACAATGCACGCCAACCGAACCGACTGGCGGTCACCGCTATGTCATACAAGCAATTAAAGAGATACGTACCCGGCTCCCCGTCATCTCGACACGTGACTTTCACCCGAGACAAAGCCAACAGTTCAGTCTTAAGCTTAATATAAACATGAACGAGCTCATCTGGGCACCCCGCCCACCGGAACCAACAGATATCCATCTTGAGAGACTCCCCTCCTTGCGTCGCGCCGAACTTAGTAAAATCATTCACGG